TCGTCTGCATCATCGGAGGATGCACCGTAGAGGAACTCCAGCGCCGCATGAGTGCGGCGGAGTTCTATCGGTGGCAGGGATATCTCCGGCGCAATCCAGTCGGTTGGAGATGGCTGGCGTTGGAGTTCGCTGAGCTGAAGCGCGAACTTGCGAAGACTCGCCTCGCCGGGAAGCTCAAGAAGGTTCCTGAGCTGAAGCATTTCCTGTGGAAACCACCAGAGCCGTTGTTCTACACGCGGAAGAAACGAGAAGCCCAGTCCGATGAGTGACGCTATCCTCCGTTTCATCGGAACGGACGAAGGTCTCGGTGCGCAGTTCAAGAGAGCGAATGATTCCCTCGCGACCCTTGAAAAGAACTCTAGCAAGACGACCGCGCTTCTCTCGAAAGGATTCTCCTCTGTCTCTGGCGTACTGGCCGGCATTTCCTTTGTTCGCATCGCCAACGAAGCTTTCGAACTGGCGGAACAGCTAGAGATTGCGTCGGCGCGCACCGGAATTGCCATCGAATCGATTCAGCGCCTGCAGTTCGTCGCGACTCAGTCGGAAACCTCATTCGAGGCCATCACCGCCAGCATCAACAAGTTCCAGGTGAATCTGGTCGAGGGTAACGACAAGGCGACCAAGGCGCTAAAGCGCCTAGGTATATCAATCACTGAACTCAACTCACTTCGCCCTGATGAGCAGTTCATCCGCATTGCCGAGGCTGTAGCGGAGATACAGAATCCGGCGGAGCGGTCCGCGACAGCTATCGAGCTTTTCGGCAGGGGCGGGGCCGAATTGCTGCCCCTGCTCAGCAAAGGCGCGGATGCCGTCAGAGAACTGGATTCGCAGTTCGACAATCTAGACGTCAC